TGGGGCGTCGAGGAACTGATGCTGTATCAGGTCAAGCGTGAAGCCTTTCAGCTAAACGCTAACCAGAACCCGTACACGATCGGCCTGGGTGGGACATGGAATACCATTAGGCCCATTAGAATCATTGATGCTTATCTGACGCTAAACAACGGAAGCATTCCTGTTGATTACCCCATGCAGGTACTCAACTATGATGACTATAACGCTATCAGGCTGAAAACACTCAGCACGAACTTTCCTGGCTATATCTACTATCAGCCGTCTTTCCCTATTGGGGAAGTGTACATCTACCCGCTATACGCACCCAATGACCCGTCTACACAAGGCCCAGCACTGATTACGCTGACCTCATGGACCCCATTACCGCTGATTACTGATCCGACCTGTTATATTGAGTTACCTCCGGGTTATTGGGAGGCCATTGTATTCAATCTGGCCATCAGGATTGCGGAGGAATATCAGTTTGACATTAGGCCCACTACAGTCGCTTTAGCTCAGAATGCGCTCAGAATCATTAAGCGCATGAATCAGAGAACTGTTACCTTACAGACTGACGCGGCGCTCATGTCAAGTAGGTTCTTGCGTTATAATATTTACGCAGATTCGACGGGAAGATAATGCCTACAACAACTGAACTCGCAATACTTGGACCGGGCATCTCAGGCCGGTCCAAGGCTATTTCAGCACAAAAGAGACTCAATCTCTATATGGAGGTCAGGCGCGATAATGATAAATCCGATCTTGTCGCTTACGGTACGCCGGGGCTATCTCCTTTTGTTGATTTCGGTAATCAGCCAGCTAGAGGGATGTGGTGGTTTGAGGCAATCAACACCCTGTTTGTCGTTGCTTATGACCAATTGCTTGAGGTCCGGGGTGATGGCAGCTACATCGAACGAGGAACACTAGAGACAACGGCTGGCAACGTCAGTATGGCCGACAACGGCTTGCAGCTAATGATTGTGGATGGGGTAACTGGTTACATCTACACCCCGACAACAGGGGACCTTGCATACAGCCGCACAGGTACGCTAGTCACGGTTACTGAGACGCTGCACACTCGCAAGGAAAATGAGATTGTAAACATCGAGGGTGATGCTAACATCCCATCCGGTGCTTACATTGTCTTCAATCCTCCATTTGTCATTGGGACTAATGCTCTCGTTATCGGTACTGAGTACGTCATCACGGTCCCCGGAACAGCTAACTGGACAGCGCTCGGTGCTGATTCAACCGCTTACGGGACGGTCTTTACTGCAACCGCTACCACCACCACAGGCATTGGTACGTGTGTACCGGCTAATACATGGACCTTTTACACCGCAGCATCAGGTGCAGCGACGGGTGATATTAGAGTCGTTAACACCTTCCGCAAAATCACTAATGCTTACACTGGTGTTGATTTTCCTGTTGCTAATACCGTAGCATTCATTGACAGTTACTTTGTCGTCAACGTAACCGGCACCAAACAATTCTGGCTATCGGGTAATTACGATGGGTTCTACTGGGACCCCTTACAGTATGCTAGCAAAGAGGCGTACACTGACAACCTTGAAGCTGTTACAGTCGATAACGGCAATATTGTCTTACTTGGCACTATTTCACAGGAGTATTGGCAAAATAATGGCGGCTTTCCGTTCCCGTTCGCAAGGATATCAGGATCACCGACCGACGTCGGTGTTGTTGCTCGCTGGTCTATGGCTCGCTGTGGTGGGATGCTTTTCTATCTTGGTCGTACCCGCCGTGGCAGTTTATCGGTTTTCAGCGTACAGAATTACGCCCCTACTGTCGTTTCTACCCCGGATTTAGATTACCTCTTTAGCCAGTATCAGAATCCCGGTGATGCTGTTGCGTTTGGCTACCGTCAAAACGGGCATGAGTTCTATCAGATCAGCTTCCAGACTGAGGGGAAGACGTGGCTATATGATGCCAGTACGCAAGCATGGTCCGAGCTATCATCCAATGGTGGCCGTCACTATGCGCAATGGGGAGCGCAGTTCAAGAATGAGATTGTAGTCAGTGATTATCGAACGGGTAAACTGTATAAACTGGACGCTAACACTTATACTGATGCTGGCGATACTATTGTTAGAGAGCTGATTACACCACACACATTCTCTAATAGCACGTTCAACAGGCTCCATATCTACCGCCTACGGCTCGATATGGAGCAGGGTGTAGGTCTACCCCTATCCGAGTATCAATCATCTCAAGACGCGCTCGCTACTAACTTCGATCAAGCGCTGCTAACAGAGGATAATGCTATCATCCTCCTTGAATCTGATAGCACTGTTATCAGAGAGCGAACCAATCCTCAGATTATGCTACAGGTCAGCCGTGATGGTGGTTATACCTACGGAACAGAAATGTGGATCAGGATGGGTGCAATCGGTCAGTACCTCCGCAGAGCAGAATGGAGACGGTTAGGCGTATCTCGATCTTATGTGTTCAAGTTCCGTATTACTGACCCGATAAAGGTGGTTATTATCGGAGCAGCGGCTTACATTGCAAGTGCGGCGAAATAATGGGACTGCAAAAGCTTTTGGAAGATTACCGCAACTGGGCTAAGACTCAGGAGTGGAAAAACAAGAAACAGGATGAGCGTCTTTTCGGCGGTGATCCTGTTTTGCAAGAAGAATTTGAGAAATGGTCCGGTGGATTTAGCCCTAGCAATCTAGGCGGCGGCTTGTCCGGCATGGCTGGAATGATACGCGCCTCACACGGTAGCCCTCACGCCTACACTAAGTTTGACTTCAGCAAGATGGGGTCAGGCGAAGGAACGCAAGCATACGGGTATGGTGGGTACTTTGCTCAAGGGTTTGATAGTCCGGTGGCGGAAGAATATCAAAAAGCACTGCGAGATCAAAGCGCAGGAGCTATTGCAGATAAATTTTTAACAAACTGGAAAGATAAAGACAAAGCTGTTGAAAGCCTAACTCAGCTGATTGAAAGAAAGCGACCTGATTTTGAGGTCAGCTATCTAAAACCTTACGAAGATGCGCTTGAAATGATAAAAACTGGCGCAGAAATAAATTCAGATGGACACCTCTACAACGTCGAACTCAAATGGCCTGATGCTGCAAGAGAAGCGGCTGATCCACTAGGGGAGCATCATTTGTTGGACTGGGATGCGCCATTCGCAAATCAATCAGAAAGCATTCAAGAACTACTGAAACAAAGTTATAAAAGTGTTTACGGAAACAGATCAGCAATCAGACAAAGATTAAAAGAAAAGTTTGCCGCACAAGGAAAAGAATCGCCGCTTAGAGCAGAAATGTCACCAATAACCGGAGAACAGATATACAATAATCTTGCGTCTCAATTGGGATCAAGAGACGCGGCTAGTAAACAATTGGCAGAACTCGGCATCCCCGGTATCCGCTATTTAGACCCAGGCTCTCGATCTTCTGGTACTGGCACCCGCAATTACGTGATGTTTGATGACCGCTTCCCGAATATCGTATCGAGGAACGGTGTAAGCCTTGCTGACTTGCTGCGCAAATGAATTTCCCTAACGCTCCATTCCAGTCTGTTATCACAGAGGCTAGCGGTAAGCTAGCCTCTGTATGGTCGCAATGGTTTAGTCGCTTAGAGTACGTTATCAAGACGTTAACAATGGCTGGTAGCACGTCTGAAAGGCCCACCAGGCAGCTTTGGATAGGGCAACGCTACTGGGATAGCACCCTGAACCAATTAGTCGTTTGGAACGGCTCCGAGTGGGTTAGTAGTGCTGTGGGGGCTTATGGGTCTTTCTATGATACGACTAACCAAGCAGCCACAAGCCCAACAGCCGCTTATGCTGTAAACTGTAATAATACCGCAGAATCAAACGGCATTACGCTAGTAGACAGCAACAAGATTACGTTTCTGTATCCGGGTACCTATAACATTCAGTTTAGCTTTCAGTTCGTCAATACTGCTTCAGCCGAGCATGAGGTGGATATCTGGTTTCGCTTTAATGGCGCTAACATTGATAACAGCAACAGCCGGTTTACTGTCCCAAGCAAACACGGGGCTATCAATGGACACCTGATTACAGCACTTAATTTCATCGTGTCTACAACAGCAAACAACCAGTATGTTCAGATCATGTGGTGTACAGATAG